CACAGCATCCTTCACCACCGCTGACGAGACCAAGCTCGATGGTATTGAGGCTGCCGCGACGGCAGATCAGACCGGGGCAGAGATTGCTTCAGCGCTGAGTGGCGAGGCGGTCACCGGCCTCACCAATCTGGAAAGTGATGTCCTGACCTTGAAGGGATATAAGGCTCAAGCATGGGAGGCTCGCTTTCAGATTAACAGCGGTGTGATTAAGCACCAGATCGGCGCGGTCGGGGCGTCTACTACAGCCGGGTCGTGGCACGACAAGGTGCTTAATGCATCACAATCCCTAATCACTACGCCAAACGGCGCTGACGCCTCCACCGCGTTCAGCGGCGGCGCTAAAATCTCTGGCACATCCCCCAACATCCTTATTTTTGACACAGCGGATCAGGGGGCGATTGCGGATGCTTTTCTCCTTGTTGCGACGGCCGACTACGATACCAACGGTGTAAATATTTCGTTCCGCGCCGGGTTCACCAGCCGAGACGTTGATGGCGTCACCATCTTTAGGCCCGAGGTTCAGGTCAGAGATGACTCGGGCGCCGCCTTCAATATCAACACCACCAATCTAGCAACCGGCGCCGACCGGGTGACGATGCAGTTCATAGGATACCTGGCATGACACTCTCAGCAGAAACAAAGCTACACCTCCGGCAATCCGTCATCAGCGACAAACCGGAAGACGATATCGACCATCGCACAGGCGGTCCCGCAACAATAGCCAGCCGAAAACACCAGGCGTCCGCGAATGTTCGACATGCGCTTCAAGCGTGGGCGGGCACCCAAGGTTTACGTTGGGACGAAATGGCTTTGTGGTCGCCGCAAGAGGTCGCCTCCGTTAAGGCAAAGCGCGCCGAATTGGAGGCCGAGCTGGCTTTCATCGACGCCGAAATCGACGGTTTATAATGTTCGGCCTTTCGACGTTCGCCGGTTCACCCATCGCGGCCGTCGGGCGGTTCGGCGAAGCTATAAATCGTATAGAACAGCTCGAGAGTAAGATAGCAGTACTTGAGGCACGTTAGCGTCATGCGAACAGAAGAAGCCATCATTATAGAAAGCATGTTCCGTATTGCGGATAAGGACGGTAATGATGTCGACTTTATCCTCAATAACGAACAGGCTACTATAGATGCCAATTTAACCGGGCGAGACCTTATACCCAAGGCGCGGCAGTTAGGTGTGTCTTCGTATTTTCTCGCAAGAGCCCTTGCTCGTTGTCTGTCGCGTAGAAACACAAGAGCTGTTGTTATATCACACGACATGGAGAGTACACAGAGAATGCTGATGAAGGTTCAGTACTTCATTGAGCATATGCGTGGACCTGCTCCAGTCATTAACAATATGAGCAAGAATGAAATCACATTCCCGAAAATGGACAGCATGTTCTACCTTGGCACAGCCGGATCGAGGAAGTTCGGGAGGGGTGATACAATCACAGATCTTCACTGTTCCGAGTATGCGTTTTGGCCCAACGCGCTGGAGTTGGCGTCGGGACTTTTCCAAGCGGTACCTAAGTCTGGACGTATTAGCATTGAAAGTACCGGAAACGGAATGAACGATTACTACAGCAGGTGTATGGCTGCCACTAGCGACGACAGCACGTGGGCTTTGCACTTTCTATCTTGGGTTGGATTTACAGAATATTCCCTCGACCTAACAGAGCAGGAAGCGGAAGATATTCTTAATAATCTCAGTGAAGAGTTTGAAGAGCTTGCGCTGCAAAATATCCTGACGCCTGGACAGCTTGCTTGGAGGCGCGCAAAGCTTGAAGAGATATCCTTCGACATGCGTAAATTCAATGAGGAATATCCCCTAACCCTCGATGAATGTTTTCAAGCTAGTGGTCACTCCATATTCTGGAAGGTACTATATGAGCCTACAGATGAATGGGATAAGCTTGACACACATTTAACAGGATTGAAAGAACATCCCAGGTCCAACAACCACTACGTGATTGGTGTTGATGCATCTGCTGGCGTGGAGAAGGATAATGCAGTAATCCAAGTTGTTTGTGTAGAGACTATGGAGCAGGTAGCAGAGTGGGCTAGTAACAGAATTGCTCCTGATATCCTTGCTATAAAGACAGCAGATTTGGGCGCACAATACAACGATGCCTTCTTGGTAGTCGAGAACAATAACCACGGACTGGTTACGCTATCGTATCTGGATGATTTATATCCAGCTCATTTACTGTATACAAGTTCGTCAATGCAGCAAACAGAGGAGGGGCAGCTCAACGCTCTTGGTTGGAAAACTACAGCTAAGTCAAAGCCCATTATGATAGGCGCGCTGCGAAAAGCCCTAGCGAGTGATTTGAACATTCATAGCCCAGTTCTCCGAGCAGAGCTCTCTACCTTCATCGAGCAAGAAGGTGGACAACTAGGTGCTGAGAAAGGCTGCAAGGATGATCGAGTAATAGCTCTGGCGTGTGTAGTCGTAGGTCTTGGGCAAGCTGGCTATATGTTCGAGAAGAGCACATTCAATCAAGATAAAGTTGTGTCTGACCCCTTCTCTTACGCAACCATCATTAAAGAGTTGGAGAACGGCAGAGGAAATTTTCCAATATCTCCTCAGCACGCCGGATCAGACCCACATACAGCATTAAGGGGGGAGCTATTGTCAAAATCTTTCTTGGCGCGCTAGCTCTATTCATCATAGTTAGTTGTTCTACAGCAGAACTGGATATTCCGCCGGATATGTGTACCGCTCCATCAGAGATTACCGCAGCGACTGGTGTAATTTTTCCAGATGCTGTTCATGTATTTGATGTGCGCGGAGATGACGCTATATTTATATCAGAAGTGTTTATACAATACAGCCTTATGCCGCAACAAGATGTTAATCGTATAGAAGTATTTATGATTAATCCCAGTAGATCACTAACATACCTTTATTTAGATAATTGCTTTCGAGGAACTATTACAGGTAATGCAGATATGATAGATCTTATAAAAGCTATTCTATCTGCGCAGAGGAACATAACGGCATGAGCACAGAAGAGCCTGTTGTGCGGAAGAACGAGAAGGGTATCAGGAAGTATCTGCCCTTGATAGTCTCTATGTTCGCCCTAGTAGGCTGTATTGCAGGTGCCCTCGGTTGGATGGATGATCAGTATATTCGCGCTGAGACTTATGAAGTCCAATCAGGGGTTGTTTTGGACAAGATTAGCGGCGTCGAAAATGATGTGCTTTGGATTAAGTTTCTGCTGTTAAGTGAGCGGGTGGGTAAATTAGAGATAGCAGCAAACAATAGCGGCAATATCGACATCATGGGAGAGTTGGGCAAGATGCGAGTAGAGCTTCGTATGCTTGAACAACTTCTAGGATTAAAGTAATGACATCTGGATACAAGCAAGGCGGTGCGCCGGATGAAGCCTGGTGGATGGAGCAGATCTATGCGGGCATCCGCTTCCGGAATGAGTATGCGCACGAAAGCAGCTGGAAGCAGTGGCGGGAATACTACAGAGGAAATTGGGCAGGCGCTACATTGCCGCAAAATCTTTTCTTCACTATGCTCAGGACTATTGTTCCCCGCGTATACTTTCGTAATCCGGCAGTATCTGTTATTCCCGCAAAGCCTGGCTTTGAGAATGCAGCATTGGCGCAAATATTAGGGCGTGTGGATAATAAGATGATGCGTCAAATGCGAGTAAAGGATGCTATGAAGAAGATGGCTCAAGATGCCTTCTTGTTCGGTACAGCTTTCGGTAAGTTAGGCTTCGGCGCTGAGTTCTCACCAACTCCTGATTTGTTCAGAACAGAAGCACCAGGTTCAAAGAAAAATAAAGCACACTCTGTTGAATATCGCTCTGGACTATCTGCCAATATGCCGTGGTTTTCTAGGTTACATCCTGGCAATGCTATTCTTCCTGCTCAAGTAGAAGATTTCGAAACTGCTCGTTGGTTCGCTCATTGGGATCGTAGAACTCCCGAGGACCTAATGACTGATCCTCGTTTCACGAATACGGCAGGCATAAAAGGTACGCAGGTTCCTGAAATCTCACATCCTCGCTATCAGATAGATGGCGCACCTGATGAGATGGTGGATATTGTAGAGATCAGGGATAAGAAGACACAGAGGGTCATGGTACTTGCGCCTAATCAGGAGGGAAGTGGTATAACCCTATTTCATGGTACTGATGATCTTCAGTACAGCAATAACATTCCTATATTCCCAGTTGTTTATAACATAGACGATGAAGTATTTTGGGGAGTACCGGATAGTGTGATCCTTGAGCCTCAACAACTTGAGATTAATGAAATCAAGACACAGACTATGAAAAGACGCAGGGCAGCACTAAATCGTGTTCTTGCAAAAAAGGGTACTCTCGACGACGATGAAATCACGAAGTTCTTTGGTGAAGATACAGATGGTGTTATCGTAACAAACGCAGCCCCTAAAGGTGCTATTGAACGCTTTGAGGCTGGGGATATTCCTGAAGCTTTGCTTATTGCAAAAGATCAGATCATGCAAGATGTACGGGAAGGAATAGGCTTTTCGCGTAATGAGTTTGGTGAATTTAAACCAGGCTCTAGGTCACCAACAGCGACAGAAACCATGGTAGTTAAGCAGGCCGCAGAACTCCGTATTGATGAGCGTAGAGATGTGATGGCCGATGTGCTTGTCGATATGATCGAAGGAATGCATCGCATCATCTTCAAACATTGGGATAATGAGATGGTCCAACAAGTAGTAGGTCCAGGCGGTGTACCTGTATGGATTAAATTCAGAGGAACAGATCTAAATGCTGGCTCATATGAAGTGAAGGTTGACCCCGATACCTCGTTGCCTGAAACTAGAGATGTTCGTGAGGCAAGAGCTGCACAAATGTATGCTCTGTTAAAAGAGAACCCGATTATTGATCCCATCAAGCTGACGGAGTTTCTCTTAACTGAATTCAAGGGTGTACAGTATGACGACCTCATGAAAGTGCTGCCGGCACCAGAAGCTGCCCCAGGAGAAGCTATTAGTCCTCAGCAGTATGGACAACTAATCCAAGGGCAGTTTGATCAAGTGAGACAAGGTGAAGGCGGTACTCCGCCAGCAAGAAGTAAACCAACCCCAGTTCCACAGACAGGAACAAGCTAATGCCTATATACGATTATGAATGTGCTCCCTGTAAAGTGCGCAGGGAAGTTTATGTCACATACGAAGAGAGAGACACAATTAAGTGTCAACGATGCCAAAAGGCGATGGAGCGCCAAATATCTGCGCCAGCTATTCACGTTTTTAAGGGTGGTTGGTACGAACATATTGCGGACAAACCTATATACTGCGAAACAAGATCGGAGTTATCCGATGCGTGTAAACGTAACGATAGTATATCACCAGACGTGGAGAATAGCTCATGGCTGCGAAGTCACAAAAAAGAACGGAAAGTGACGATCCGTTCGTCACAGTAACAATACGAGTGTTTGATAACAGAACTGAGGTAGAGTTTGACGATTTTTCTAAACTATCTCTAGGGATGTTGGAGAAAAGAGTCATCAATGCAACAAGGAAACAGTGGCAACACGAGAGACGAATGGCAGTTTACGAGGCCAGGAAAGCTGATCGTGTAGTCGTAGAAAGAGAGAGGAAAACAGAGAATGCCAAAAGAAAAAGAGAAGAGCGAGAACGAGAAGCAGCCGAAGGGGCTTGAGGCTCTTGCGGAAATGTTAACGGGAATAAGCACTTCCGTTAATGCTCTAACACAACGTATGGACGGTCTTGAGAGAACTCAGCAACCTGCGCAGAAGCCTGCTGATAAAGAGATCGTCAAACGTGAAGAGAAGACCGAGGAGGAGCTGGACGATATGTCTCGTTCTGAGTTCATGCAGCACTTGGTGGGAGAGATCGGGGAAACGGTTATAAAGCCGCTTGCTGCTCGTATCGATCAAAGTGCTCAAGACACCAAGGTCGATAAAACAGCAAGTGCTATTGAGAAAGCCAGGGCAGAGCATAAAGACTTTGGTGAATTTGAGAAGGAGATTATTGCTGTCGCACAAGAAGTGCCTGGCATCTCCGTTGAACGAGCTTATCAGACAGCTCGGCAGGAAAATCCTGAAAAGGCTGTCGAGATGGATGAGAAGTACAAGAGCGATGAAGACAAGACTGCTGAGGCTGATAAAGAAGCGTTGGCTAAAGCGAACGAAGAAGGTATGCCCTTCGGAGGATTGACACCAACGAGCGGTGTTGTGTCCAAAGATGTGGCATACGAAGACGACAGAGAAGCCTTCGATGCTGCTTGGGATGAGAATGTTACTCAGGCAGGTCTCGAAGGAATGTTCCGCAACTAACGACCTTGAAAGGAGAGGTTAAATGGCGGCTCCAACGCTTACCGAAACACTCGACAACATGTACACGACTACCTGGAGAAACAGGAAGCGTGAGATTGTCGATAATATCTTCGATGCAACACCGTTCTGGTTTTGGCTAAGAGCGCATGGTGGCATGGAAAGTGTTGTCGGCGGTCGAAGCATCGACGTAGAACTTGCCTATGCGTCCAGCTCAAACGTTGGATACATCAGCAAGGGTGATACGGTCTCCCTGGCTGACAAAGAGTTTCTGACTCTTGCGCAATACGAATGGCGCTATCTGGCAGACTCAATTGTCCGCTTCGGTGTGGATGAACAGCAGAATGCTGGCAAAAACAAGATCTTCAATCTGATGCAACAGAAGCTGACCAACAGTCAAGATAGTTTGGTCGATCAGCTGGAGACCAGCTTATTCACTGCGCAGAGCGGCAAGACGATCAACTCGATGCTTGATCTGGTGGCAGACGTTCCGACGAATACCATCGGCGGGCTGAGTGGTACCACATATTCGTGGTGGCAGAATAAGGTCAAAGATATGACAGGCCTTTCGTTTGCTGTTCATGGTGTGAAAGAAATGCGCACTATCATAAACAGTATATCGAACAACAAGGGCGGAGCGATGCCTGATATCATCGTGACACATCAGACGCCTTATGAGTACTACGAGGATGATGTGGTTGAGCAGAAACGTATCGTCAACAAGAAACTTGGCGATGCAGGCTTCGAGAATATCCAGTTCAAGGGTACGCCTATAATCTGGTCGCCGTCCTGCCCGAGCGATGCGATGTACTTCATGAATACCAAGTACTTGAAGTTCACGTACGATCCTCGTCTGTTCTTCGATATGACCGAGTGGAAAGCTATTCCTGATCAAGTCAATGATCGGGCTGCTCAGATTGTCGTTGCTGGTAATCTGGTGACAAATCGTCGCAGGGCGCATGGCGTCATGTTCGATATTGACACCGCATAGAAATTGAAGAAATTCTTCAATATCGGTAGAAAGGAAGAAAGAGATGGGTTGGAAAACAACTTTTATCACCCAACTAACTGACACGCGAACCACAGATGTGGAAGGTGTGGGTACGATCCGTCATGAAGGCCCTAATAAGGTCTACAAGTGGGTCAAGTTCAACAACGGTGCTGGCGATGTAGCATCTATTACTGGCAATGTCGCCTATTACTACGGTGTAAGCGGCGATGCGGCAGACGGCGATGGCTATGAAGATAGTGTTGTCACAATGGATCGCACCGATGCCTTCCTAGGCGCTGGTGTGTTCCAGGCTGTTATTGCAGATGGCAGTTATGGTTGGATCCAGATTAAAGGTCCCGCCACTCTGACAACTGCCTTGACAGCTGGTGCTGACGGCGATGCTTTGACGCATACCGGAGCTGGTGCCGACGGTACTCTCGATTTGAGCGCAGACGACAAGGACGCAACGGTGGCTATTGCGACTGACATCTCGGCGAAGTTGATCATCTGTGATTTCCCGTACTAGGAAAGGGGGTATCTAATGGCTGCTTATGCTGAAACAGTCACTCTTGATCATCGCAAGGCTATTAAGTTAGGAGGTAGTCTTGCGGTCCTCACGGGACGCTGTAACATCACGAACTACAATACAACGGTAGCGGAAATCACCGATATCACCGGCCATTTTCAGAATGACCCGATTGTCATCTGCTCGGGTGTATCTGAAAGCGGCTACTTAGTTCACTGGGATCGTACGAATAAGGGGTTCAAAGCCTTCTATCCTACGATCGCAGCAGCTGCTCATGACCACGATTTCGTAGTTGGTTCTGGCACTATAGGTTCCAACATGGAGATAGGTCTCGATGTTGACACCGACAGCGGCAAGGTGGAAGGTGGTACTGGTATCACTGCTGAAAGAACACTCAGCGCAAATACCCCGGTAGCTACAGATGGTGCAATCACTGCGGCTGCTGGAACAGAAGTTGCGAATGATGTCGATATCGGCGAGGTTCAATTCATCGCTGTCGGCATCGTGTAAAGGAGAAAGTAGCATGGGGACGCTGACGCTAACCGAGCTACAAGACGAACTGCGCTCTAACCTGGGCGAGAGGACCGACGTGAGTACCGCAAGACTCACTCGGTTCCTCAACCAAGCGCAGACCAAAATCGCACGTCGTTCTAATTGGAGAGAGCTGCGAAAGATCGAAAGGCAGACGTTGACATACAGCGGTACTGCTTTGACAGATCGCTTCTACGCTTTCTCCAATTTGGACAACAGTAATCCTCGCTTGACGCACTCTATTGTCGTGCGAGATAGTACACAAAGCTGGAAGCTGTATCCTTTACCACAAAGAGGTGCCGACATAAATCTTCCTGTACGTGATCTGTATCCGACCAACAAACCTCGTTGGTACATCCAGTGGGGGGATCAATATGAGTGGACACCTGTTCCAGATAAAGCCTATAGCATGGAGTTTAGGTTGACCATATGGCCTGCTGCATTGACTGGATCTAATACATCTGATCTAGACGAGAAGGATGATCTTATTCTTCTTGATGCAAGCAGGAGGGCATTTCGATCGCTGGGATTTCATGACAGTGCGCTGGCAATGGCTAAGGATTATGAGATAGAGATGACAGATGCCATAGTGGACGATGCCACCAAACCAGATATATTTGCAACAGTAGGAAATTCAAGCAGCTTCAGTGATGCTACATCTGCATACTGGGCTGACCCCTTCATAAGGAGAGTGCCATGACATCTTTCACTCGAACTTGGGACGCTTCCTATATAGCTCTTCCTGCTGATAGCGATGCGTTTAGCGAGGGTGCGCAGAGGATACGAAACCTGCGTAATGATGTACAAGAGCGTATTCAAGTAGATCATTCTATGGCTGGTGACAGCGAGGATGGAGAGCATCTTAAGATTAGCTTTTACTCTCAAATAGCTGATCCCACTAATGCCGCGAATAAAGGCTTTCTATATATGAAAGATGTTTCATCGGTGGTGGAACTGTTTTTCATGGACGAAAGTGGAAATGCTGTACAGCTGACTAGCGGTGGTGGGCTTAATGTTAACATCGCGGCTAACAGTATTGATGGTACTCATATTGCTATCGGGTCAGATGCGCAAGGTGATATTCTTTATTACGACGGCACAGATTATGTTGTCTTAACAGCAGGTACAAGCGGGCAATTCCTTAAAACGCTCGGGGCAGGAGCCAACCCCGCATGGGCTACTGTTAACAACGGTGTCATTCTAACCACAGAGCAAACTGTGGATGTAACAAACAGAAGCACTGCAAGTACATCTTTCACGTCTTCCAGCGTTGTTTTGACAATGGCAGCTGCTTTACGAGACAGCAATAGTAAAGTACTAGTACGTGTATCTGGCGTTCTTGGACATTCTTCCACTGAGGGTACAGGAGTTCTTACTCTTGATCGTGGAGGTGTTGAACTAACTCCGGCTGGCGTAAATGGAATGCTTGATATGATACTCCAAGGTATGTCTGCTGAAGAGAATATAGGTGTCCCCTTTGCTTTTGAATATCTGGATACGCCTGGCACAACTGGACCACATACATATACTCTACACTGGAAAACCAGCGCTGGCACTGTCTATCTTGGTCGTCGAGGATTAGATACTACCATAGACTCTCCGACAATGATAACAGTTCAGGAGATTGCAGGATAATGAGCAAAGTACTAACAGGAGGGTTCCCTAATCTGGATGTGCGCCGCCGAGACGTCATGGCTGCTCTTAATGAGTTTGCAAGGAATGTAGAGCGGCTACGGAATAGGATCGCTGAAGTCGTTTCCTTCAATCGTGTTCTGTACTATAGCCAGAACGGAGAACCCTCCACCACCGATGTTGAGGATGGACAGATAGCCGTCTGGAAAGATGCGGATGCAGCTAGCACTAATCCCACACACTACATCGTATATAACGATGGTGGAACTATTGTTACGTGGGCATCTGATAACTTGGTACCGTAGATATGGGATTAACAAACAGAGAACGTGACCTATCAGACGGCTGGAAAATCTCTACTGTTGATAATTTAGTAGAGGGTGAACGCTTTGACGTGGAGTCTGAGCTGATAGGCGATAGCAATACATCTCTTGCAAGGAACGTCCTGTACGAACGGGGTCGTGTAGAAAGTGATCATGGCTATATACTTTTTGGTGATAATAATATCTGGGGCAATCCTCGTTTATACTATAATTTCGTTCACGGAGACGGTACTGAAGAGTTGCTGCTTCTGACTAATGAGACTTTATTTAAGTTTAATTCAACCTTTAGTAAATGGCACGCCATAAAGGGATTGGTTGACACAACAACTTCACAGGGAGAAGCAGCTGGTGCAACGTCTGTAACTGTCGCAGATACAACAGGATTTGCCGCAGACGATCACATTACGATTGTTCTAGACAATGGTAGTCAGCATAAGACTATTGTCATTGCGGTAGCAGGTTCTGTCATATCCATCCTGAACGCTATACCAAGCGGACGATCTGTAGCAAACGGTGCTGCTGTCGAAGAGCCTATTATCCTAACAGGGACGGATGATAAGCCGGTAGATATCACCACATGGCAGAAGACTGATCTTGCGATATTCACTAATGGAGTGGATGTAGTACATCAGTACAATAAGACTGCTGTAATAGTAGTACCTAATCTGCCCAGTAGCGGGAATACTGTAGCAAGAACGGTGGCTGTCTATGAAGATTATGTATTCCTTGGCTTTACAACTGAAGCTGGTACTGCATACCCCTACAGAGTTAGGCGCTGTGATACAGGTGATCCTACTAATTGGACTACTGGGAATGCTGGCTTCGATGATCTTGTAGACAATCATAGTGACATACAACGTCTTAGCGTTCTTGGCCCTTATCTTGTTGTATACAGGGATATGGGTATAGCAAGAGGAGAATTGGTAGCAGCTGAAGATAAGTTAATGGACTTTAATACTGTAATTGCAGATGATGGTGTTATAGGTCCTGAGGGCATTGTGAATGTTGGGGATAGTGATATCTTCATAGGACATAAAAGTATTTGGCGTTATGAAGGTAGTACTAATATCGAGAATATAGGGCAGGCTGTATTTGAGCAGATATTTGGTCTGCGCGGAGACCTTAATACTCAATACAGACACAGGATTAAAGCCGTATACGTAGCAGAACTCGGAGAGGCTTGGTTCATATATCCTGTGACTGGAGAAACCTTCGCTACGCGTCTCAGAAGATATAAAGTAGAAACAGATGCGTGGGCCTCGCGAGATTTTACTGACTCCATTACTGGTGTGGGTATAAACAGGAGAGCATCTGCTCCAACTTGGAATGATGCGGTAGGTACCTGGGCTGCACAGGTTGGTACCTGGGACTCGAGGACTGCGTTGAAAGACGCACCTACCGTTCTACTGGGATTGGACAGTGGAGCATCTGAATATACTCGCGTTACAGAGGCAGGTGATACAAGAGTGCTGGAGGATGGCAGTACTATTAGAGGCTTCGAAGATGTTATCATAATGACTGCTGTTTATGATTATCTTCAAACGCAGGATAATGCTTTTGGCGAGGCCGACGATATTAATATAGAAGTCAGGACGAAGAATTTCATGGGCGTTGATAGAATGCTCAGATTTGATACATTTCATTTCTATGCTCGTGGACAGAGCATTTTGGTTGAGTACAGTACAGATGCAGGACAGACTTGGAATACACTTGGCACGCTATCTGCTAGTGCCACGTATACCAGGAAAATTCTGAGTAAGCAGTTTGTAACTAACGATATCATGCTCCGCTGGACAGGTAGCGGCGCAGACTTTGGTCTTGGTTGGTTCTCAATGATCAATCGAGAAGAGAACATCATAGGAGGGAATTGACATGAGCATCGGTG